TATCCTTGAACCATGATGGTCATTCCATCTACAGTTATCTCATCTCTTATCGTAGTCTCAAAGGTTTCGCCTTCTTCTAGTAACATCTCTTTACCACTTTTGAACATAGACCATCGAACGGTTACTGCGCCCAAACCGGCAGCTATAGCTTGTGTCCAATCAACACCAGCTAACAATCCAAAATCTATATTTCTGGTTATAGGATTTCCAGGCATAAAGTTTTTTAGAAGAACCCCATTGGGTTTACGTACTTCAAAAGTTATACCATTAGTCAAAGCTGTTTGTCCGCCAAAAGTTATGGCAGTTATAGGCGTACCATCTAAAATGCTTATATTGGCTCTAGATATAACTGTTTTCTGGGTGGCGGTATATCTAAATACCACAGGTGTCATTGAGCCGTCAACCACCATATCCGTGGAACCGGCGTCGTTTTTTAAAAACGCAAATACAAGATCTTGGGGCCTAACAAGCTCGCCCGCCATTCACCTTAACCGTCGCCGAGATCAGGGCCAGAAAGAGACCTACCAATCATTGCTGTCGGAACAGGCTTTCCCTGTGCGTTACGAGTGGCCTTAACATTCTTGTTAGACGGGCCGACACGATTCATACGCGACATTTTTACCTGATTAGCGCCACTCTTTCTAACAGTACCCATAGCACTCTTAGAACCGGTGGTTGTACGAATAGAAGCCATTTCTATTTATCCTTATTTTCTAGGGTCGCCCTTTACGCCTCGGCCAATTCCCTTAAACTGAGAACTTGTACCGAAGACGGCCAGCGTACCACGTTTCGATTTCTTTGGAGACGGGTTGGCATTTTTAACGGAAACTTCCATAAAATACTCACCCGTGTCCCGAGTTGTACCGACTTTCCTAGCCATAGGAACCTCCTATTAGGCGGCGATGAATTCGAAGCGAATATCACCAGCAAGGACAGTGATATCGTCCTCAGCATCATAGACAGTCATGAGTTGGTTATGATCGAAATACCCAACAGGTAATTCCAAACCAGCGCCATCATCCGCCAGAGCCGCATTACAAATAGTACGTGCCTTTGCCCGAATTAGAGCGTCTGTAGTGTCTACCGCATCATTAATAGCGATAACTACAGCAACTACAGTATCCGTCTGGCTGTGACCTGTATCAAGCTGCTTCCAAACAAGTGTTGCAACAATAGCCATATTACTTTCCTCCTATACGGCGTTTACTTAACTAAAAGTTATTGTATCCTATCGGTGCCCTCTTAGCAACCGAATTTGGAGCGCAGGAATTGATACCATCTCATCCCGCTCCCCTACCTAGATGCCACCTCAGCCAGCGACTTCTTTGGTCTTCTTAGGTCGTCCCGCTTTCTTCTTAACTGGGAAAACCTGCTTTTCTAGAGCCTGTGTCCTGTTCCACCCTTCACCGGAAACCATAATGTCTTCTCTTGTTAGGTTCGGTCCAAAGGCGGACTCCACTGCATCAATGCTAGGTAGCCCCTCGCTTGTCCAATGTCCTTCTTCGTTAGGATCGAGGCTCTCGATAATCTCTTTTAACCGGTAGTCAATCTCCGACGTGACCTCGGGTATCCTGGGGTTCTCAAGTCCGTTCCCCTCGGGACGAAGCCCGGTGTCCCCTGCGTCAGTTGTAGCATTTGTCCCCCGGTCATCTGCGCTTTCTTGGGCAGACCCACCGCTGGACGGCTTGTGAAGACTTTGAACTTCCTCTGGGAGCCTACTCCTGGTATGGGGGTCAAAATTATTCCGAATGCCATTTTCTACGTCCCTTTTCTGTGCTGCTTCTAGTTCATACGAGCGATCTGGATACGCCTGATAGCTTGCCAACGAGCGCTTAACAAATGGTACAACATCCCCTGGACATATTACTTCACACTTACCTTCTATGAACGTGTGCCCATTAAGGACGACACTTTTGCTAGCATAGTGACCAGCTAATATAAAAACTGTTCTTTCCATCGTCATTCTCCATTTTTATGGTTTGGGTTGGAGAGTAACCCGTCAGGCTCACTCTCTCCCTTTTTTTTAGATTAACCCTTTACAGGGACCGGCGTATTAGGCAGGATCAAACCCGCAACTGTTGGTAGAGCCATTGATGTGACAGCGGTTGTAGCCCCCTCAGATGTGATAGTGCCCTTAAGACCAGAGATATCACCCTTATTCTCAGCGGGACCAAATCTTACCTCAACAAAAGCATCACCAAGATCGTCTCCACCGCTTCCTGTTGTGAAAGTGAACAGTCTGGTTCCAAGAAGAGCTTCACTCATGTCTACTCCAGCACCAACAATATCTGCGTGACTGTTTAGGAGTGTGACCATCTGGCCTAAGAACACTTCATAAGCGTCGTCACCAGAAGAGATAATATCAAGTTCCATGTTTCCATCACCATTGCCTGTGGTGACAACACTTGTTGGTCCAGGTAGAATTGTGTATTCACCGGGGTCTACTACTTCAACAGTATTGACTACCCCAACAGTATGATCAGTGACACGAACTGTAGCAGCCCGAGTAAGCGTACCGCCAACCAATGTTTCGATATCGTCATCCATGTATGTAGCCGCACCATCACTAACAATGGGTGCAGGATCAGATTGGACTGCGATATTTCCTGTTCCACCAAGAGCAGTAAAGCTAGCTTCTGTAGCTTGACCAGCAGCGCCGGAAATATTCACGGTAAACTGATAACCGTTAAGGGTAAGACCCGCTACGATCTCGTTAGCTGATGCCGACAAAACCCAACTCTCAACACCAGGGAAGTGGGCTTCACAAGCTTCCAAAGCAGATGCAGCGTCGTCCGCGAACACTACCATCTTGTTAGCGCCTTCGTGTAGGGTGAACCCTGGATGATCCACTGGTAGTTCAACTAGAAATGCGGGCATTTATTTTTCCTTCCGTTAGATTGACTTAAGTAAAACAGGAACACTAGGTACTATGTGAGCGTCAGCGGCTAATACCACTGTTAGATCGGCATTGGCTGCGCCCTGGTCTGTTACTGTGGCTACAAAACCGGGTATACCAGAGATTTCGCCTATCAGCTTTGTAGGCACTCCAGGTGGGAAAAATCCGATATGAACGATGTTATCGCCCAGGTCATCAGTGCCCGTGCCTGTCGCCAGAACAAAGGTCTGTGTAGCGGTAGTGTATGTGGCTGTGAATGGGACATTAAGGAGAAGGGCCATGCCATCACCCATGTCATCTAGATCATCTGTTCCGACACCTACGTAAGTGTCATCAAAATTAACGACAAGAGTAGTAGGGTCCGAAAATGTTATACGAAGCTGCCAGCCCACCATATTTGCTGCGGCGGCAAGCGTAGTAACTGTAGCACCGGCCCAATCGGCAACATCAAGTTCCGTCGCAAAGCCAGCGGCAGCGCGGGCATCATCCGCATCTTCAGCGACTACTACAACTGAGTTAGCCCCGCCTTGGAGCGTGTACCCAGTAGTTTCTAGTAGCTGGACTAAAAATTCAGCCATATTTCTTCCTCCAAGGTTAAGTTAAGGGGGTGGCTACCCGAAGTAACCACCTACACCCGTTAACTACTGATTAGTCAGTAATTCCGTCAGCACAAGCAAGTCCCTTTTCAGAGAACAATGCCATACCACAGTACCACTTAACACGCCAGATGCGCTCGTCCTTGGTTTCAGACTCACCCACATCAACAACCTGGATGCCAGCCGCTTCCGAAGCGGTAAGACCGGCGATACCATGCTGCCGTGAACCATCGTCCAGTGTACCAGCATAAATAGTGGTCTGGTCGGAACCGCCACCCTTTACCTGATCAATTGGGAGATAGTCGTTGCGGAAGATAGGCACACTCCGGTAAGCCGGAACCTGTGTACCAGAAGGAAGTTCTACCACGTCGCCGATAGAAGCTCCACCCAACTGCCGCAATAGAGCGTAGTATGAGCGAAGAGTACGGGCTGGGAAGATCATATAGTCTACCTGACCGTCCTTATCGACAACTAGATCCATCATCTCGTCCATAAATGCGAAGCTAAGCGCTCCACCGTTATTGCCGGTAGCAGCAGTCTGTCCAGCCACACAAAGCGACTGAAGACCTGGGAATGTAAACCCAGTGCCATCACCAGTGATGAAGTCCTGTTGGTATTGACGACCGGCTGACTTAGCCTTAGATGCGATCTGAACCGCAGTCTGGTCGTTTCCGTCACCCGAACGGGTAACTTGGATGAGACCGTTAATCTCAGCATCACCCATGATTGTGGTCAGAGTACTAGTGACCTGGGTGAAGGTTGCGGGATCTTTGGCAGCCTGCTGTGCGGCAGTACCTACACCAGAGACACCGATTGCACCATCAGTATCACCGATACCGAAGTTTGCAATTGCGCCGAGCGCGTTCTCACGATTATATGCTAGTGCGTTACCTTCGATTCCATCGAAAGGTAGAATTTCGAACATACGGTTGACGGTGATTATATTCTCAATCACGCCAGCCACTAGTTCGTCTTGAGCCAGCTTTGCGGACTCAGCTAGAGTGACTGTAGACATTTTTATCCTCCATAAAGGTGTTGCCTATCCAAAAATGTGGTTCCGAAACCAAGGCGCAGCATCCCGCCGCCTGATTACCGGCCCCACTGAGGATCACCCTTAGAGGAACCTATTCCTTGTGAACTTATGGATACATCTAGAATCACTCTAGGTGTAACCGTCCGAACCTACTAATTCAATTATGAGTTTAACAAGGCTCCTTAACCTTGTCAACCGTCTTTTGATAATTACTGTGTATTACCAATTTTCATTACTTTCCTGTTGCATTTTCTGCATTTGCAACCAGGAACATCTACTACTCGTCCGAGTTTCTCATCATACTTCTGTTGATGAAACATCTCAGGTGAATTTAAGAGAAACCTACGAACATTGGCTAAATCAACCACTTACGTTCCAATTCCTGCTCTTTTACCGCCTTGTGCAACCAAACGATTAAGACCATCGGCAATCTTCTGGTTAGAGGTTTTGTCGCCCCCCTCAGTACGTTGCATAGGACTTACCTTACGTTCGCCGGGTTCTCTTCCGCTACCACCCTTTTGGATGTCGCTTTCAAAGTTTCCGCCGAAATCAGGATCTTGCTTAATTTCTTCAACAAGACCGCCGACTTTCATCCATCCGCCTGCACCATCAGATCGAAAATCACCTTGCGAATCTACGACACGAACAACATAATCACCATGTTCGTCTCGCACAACCTTACATTGACGTTCTACGTGAGGCATCAGAACAGTCACTTTACCCTTAGCGCTGGTAATTTCACGGGTAGCAACGTCTGAAATAAGATGCTTCTGTAGGGCTTTGTCCCTATCTTTAATGTCTGCGTCTTTAGCTGCGATAGCTTCATCTGTCTTACGCTGATAATCCAGCTTAATCTTGTCAAGATTGACTCGAAGCTCATCTCCACCCTTGACCTTACCAACAAGATCAGAAATGTGGGCAGACACAGCAGAAACAACCCCGTCGTCATGTTCGTCTAGACCGAGGCTACTTGCCATCTCTTCGAATGCTTGAATTATCTTGCGGCGGGATGCTGATTCATCGCTGGCCGTCTTCTTATCGCCTCGGGCTTGTCCTAGTGACTTACTTGTACCTACATAGTCACCTACAATACCTTTCGCTATGCCTGAAACGGTGTAAACTTCTGCACCTTCGTCATTTGTGGTGCGTTCATAGAGTCCACGATACTTTCCAGGTACTACTTCTTCAAAAGTGTCAATTTCGACACTAGTATTCTTTTCAAAGTCAAATTCTGCCATTACAAAACTCCTAACTGGCTGAGGTTTTCCATATTCAGTTAGTATATACCCTATTTTATTGTGTTGTCAAGGGGACTTAGGGCTGGTAACTTTGACCCTCAGCACTCATAGCAGGAACCATCTTTAATACAAAATTCAATTGAGTTCCTGTATCTACTATGCATGAAATCCCCTCAGTATTAGTAAGAACAACAGAAAAAGTTCCATCTTCAAGACTGTTTCCAAACACCTCAAAAAGATAATTTTTCTTTGTAACTCCGATAATTAGAGGGATTTCACGATATTTTACTTTAAGAAGCTCAACCACTGTTGCGTGACTACTACATCCTGGCGGATATTGTCGTGATACAGGGGGATTCGGTGCAGGACCAGGGGCAACCACTTTAGGTTCAGCTTCAAGGTTCCTATCTGGTTCCCCTCCATATGAAAATGGAGACATACCCAGAGCAAGAACAGCGGTTAGAACAAAAACACCCAAAAGCTTTTTCATATCTATACCCTCTTGGTAGTGGTTACTGTTATATCCTCATACTCTACGTCGATTACTTCTTTTTCTTCTTCTTTTTCTTTTTTAAGTGCTTCGGCATTTCTTCTATTGACCTCCCCTGATTCTCTTTCCCATTGCTCTGTATCATTGCCAGCCATAGGGAGTACGGCAACCCCGACTGTTCCTTCGACGTTGACATCTACACGTTTCCTTTCACCATATATTTCAGGTCTATTGGCTTTTAGCATAAACTGGGCAAGGCCATCCGAGAACTGTAACTCTTCATCAATTTTTTGGCCTTTAAAATAAACCCCTTTAACAACACCTTCAAAAGCACGTCTAGACGCTTCTGCTTCCCATACGTCCATTGCGGCATCCAGGGCCTCTTGCCAAGCTTCAGCAAACTCAGTGTCTTCTTTTCTATACCTTCTAACCATTTGAGAGTCTACATAACCAGCAGCTTTAGCGGCAGCAACAACGGCACCTGTTTTTGCTAGAACCTTTAAGAAAATCTTCTTTTTCTTAGTGGCTATCCGAGTCGCCAGACCTTTTACCTGTGGCTTGGGGACTATCTTCCCCGCCGTCGTGGTTCTCATCTCTCTTACTGCTACATCCTGCGCCATGCGTCTCTTCCCATAATGCTTTTCTACTTAGTGTCATAGGGCGTTTTGGGCGAGTCTTAAGTGTAAGTTTTCTAGTTATATGTGCCACTTACTCGCACTCATGACGTCCGGTGACATTATCAACATAACATAAACTAGCTGGTTCGTCTACCGATTTGTCGTCTTCCTTAACAGCCTCCCGTATTCCGGCTCTTTTCCCGCCTACCTGGAAAGTTGAGATACCTTTACAACCAAGTTGCCACGCTTTCATATAAATGTCTTTGAAATCGCCCCATTCTGTATCTGAAGGTACATTACAGGTCTTAGAAACAGCAGAATCAGTAAAGTATTGTGCGGTAGCTAAGACTGCTAGATGTTCTTCGATGGTGACTTTTTCGGCAATTTTCCCTTTAACGCCAAAAAACTTGGAACCATGATCTTCAAGTCTAAATTCCTTTGATCCGCCTGGGAGATTGATATTTCTATCTTCTTCATATGAAAAAACAGGCTCAACACCGGAGCTAACGTTGTCAGCAGACATGCTAATAGTACCAGTAGGAGCCACGCTAATGAGGTGAGAATTGCGAAGACCGTATCTTCTAATGTACCCCAAAGTTTCATCATTTAACGCGCCTCCACTGATAAACCGTCCCTTAAGATATTGAGACTCACTATACATAGGGAATGAACCCTTCTCTTTAGCCAGCAAGGCGCTTGCTGTATAAGCTTCGTTGGTGATTAGGTTCATAACTTGACGTTCAAAGTCTAAGAAGTTGCCTGAACCATAGGCATATCCGAGAGCTTCCCCGGCGTTAGCCAGTCCAGTGATACCTAAACCCATTCTACGCTTACTCTTAGCTTCCTTCTCTTGCTCATACAAAGGATAACGAGCAACATCTACCACATTATCCATAGCACGGACAACATGAGGAATGTCCTCAGTAAGCTGGTCCCAGTCAAACGCCCACCGAGCGCCTTGTTTGGTGATAAACTTGGTCAAGTTCAAAGAACCGAGAAGGCAAGCTCCATATGGAGGAAGTGGTTGCTCGCTACACGGGTTTGTTGCCGCTATGTTCTCACAATAATAAAGATTGTTCATTGCGTTCATGGAGTCAATAAAAATCACACCCGGCTCAGCATGATCCCATGTGGCCCGCATGATTTGTTCCCATAGAGCAAGAGCATCTATTTCTCTATAGGCTCTACCACCCCAACGTAAGGTAAATGGTCGTTGAGAGGCGACACATTCCATGAATTCATCTGTAATTGCAATTGATAGGTTAAATCCGGTGAGTTTATATTCGTTCTGCTTAACGTGAATGAACTCCTCAATGTCGGGATGATCAACACGTAAGATTCCCATTTGGGCTCCACGTCTATGGCCAGCACTGGCAATACATTTGCATACAGCATCGAAGATCTCCATAAAAGAAACCGCACCAGAAGAGTGCGACATCAGCTTCTTGATTAATTCGCCACGCGGACGAAGAGTGGAAAAGTCGTAGCCAATCCCGCCTCCCATCCGCATGGTAGCAGCCGCTTCCCTGGCACGATCCATGATGCAACCATGACCATCAACAAAACTGTCTTCGATTGTCCCAGAGACGAAGCAGTTGTATGGTGTGACGGCCCTTGTGGTGCCTACGGCAGCTTGAATTCTTCCTGCGGGTAAAAAGCGCATTCTGAGTATAGAATCACGAAAAGACTCAAAATGGCTATCAGTATCCCTCAAAGTAGATGCAACACGATTCATAGCTTCACGAAAGGTTTCCCCCTCGGAGCGATACTTAGTGGCATGAATGAAATTTGAAAATTCTGTTTGAGGACCGAAACTAGGATTTAGGTCGAGGGTAGCAAGGGGTATGGGCGCGGCAGGATTTGCACCCGCGTCAACGGATTGTAACATATGGGGTCTCCAATAGGCTAAGCGTTTAAAAAAGTATTATAGCACACTTTACCTTGAATTGCAAACCCACTATTATAGCGATTCCCACATGAACTTACCGGGAACAGACCACATAATCCAGTCGTACATGAACCGCGTATCCTTGTCCATCCACCATATAGCCCTGGTGTTGTTATCTAAGATAATGGTTCCCTTAACAGTTGTAACTCCTAGAACTAAATGGTACACTCTTCCTTTTCTACATAAGATAAGACGCAAGGCCCCCTTCGGTACTCCCCACCCTATAAGCTTTCTCATTTTAGCTAGAGCGTAATCCTCACAGTCTCCGTGATACTTCTCATACCACTTACCGCTGAGCCAGCCCTTCCATCTGGTGAACTTAGGTTCAGGGTTCCACTCATCTCCCCTATCAGGTGTATACTTGAAACTCTCATTAACTATCCTTTGGACGCGATCACAATTATTCCAAAGCTCTTGAGTTTTCTCTAATTCTACTGGCTCACCCCAATCTGTCATTTTAAACTCGGGCCACCGGTCAATCAATTTACGATAGCCCATAGGAGGGAGTCTACTCTTCTTCATCAAGGTCTTCCTCGTCAATGAAGTCTTCTTCTTCTAACTGGACAAGCTTGGTTCTGATGTAATCCATCTGAACATCTAAAGCACCTAACAAGAGTAAAAAATCCTGAATGTTCGTAAAACCTCCAGCGCGGCCCATCTTAATTACGCCATTACTATCAACGCAAGTGATAAAGATGCACTGAAGTTCATCATTTTCAGCCGCTTCGTTAATAGCTGCTGTGATATGAACCATATCTCCTTGCTGATTATCAATGTAAACTACGTTATGTTCTAGACTATCGTTATCCACTAGCACCTCCTGCTGGTTTACCACCGTCTGTGGCCTTCTGAATTAGCTCCATCTTACGATTAGAAAGGTTAACCTCGTCGTCGTTGATCTTATTGCTGTCCATGATAACTGAACCAGCGGTAAGTCGAACCTCTTCTGCCAAGACCTGTTCAAGATCTGCCTCAATATCGAATTCATCAGACAGAGCGCCGCGACGTTTCATCTCTTCCATCCAACCAATACGACTAAGATCTCTACGCTTACGGGCATCGGTCAGGGCCTCCATATCTGAAGACTCTGGTAGCTCAGGTCCGAAGTCTGTGGCAATGGAGACAGTTCCTCCTGAGGATTCACCCATCCACATAGCCATAAGATCAAGAGCGTTGGAGATGGCGTCCATAAAACGTACAGTATAATCCTGTAGTGGGCTGGTAGCTTCAGCCGAATCCAACGCTCTAGCGGTAGCCGTCTCGTTACCGGTCTTCCTCTTAAGGAACTGAGCGCCATAATGGGCCATTTCATCCTCTAGATCCATAAGATCTTGCCGACCGGCACCGATAGACTTACCAGTGTGTTCTACATAATAGAATTTTCCGTTAGGGTCTTTCGTACCAAGTAGCTGTTTCGGACCAATAGCCAATTCTGACCCTGGTTGCTCAACGGCTCCCGCCACGGCAAGCATAGGGAACCGGGCTACGGTTAGTACGGAAATTTGATCTGAAGTGGACTGCCAATGACGAACGTTAAGATGCGCTAGATCCTCAAGGGGTGGCTTAGCGGTCATCAACTCTTCTCTATCGGCATAAAAAGTAACTAGCGGGATAACTGACAACCCGGTTTCACCCTGATCCACTAGAAGCCACTTATCTTTCTGATTTCTACGTTTCTTCTCTTGCTTTTCAAATACGAAGAATCTTCCCGGCTCTAATACTCGGATACGCTCTCTAACGATTTCTGCGAAGCCTATACGTTGTGTTGCCCATTCCCTGATACGAACGTGGGTGAGGGTCTCACGCATAACCCCATCTTGGCCTTGAATGAAATCAGAGGTTGCAAAGATAACATTTTCAGGTCGTATTAGTACAAAATACGGTCTACGCCCCTCTGCGGCATCATCAGCCAGGGTTCTTGTTCCAAAATCTTCTTCAGGGATACGTGGAAAATCAACCAAAACGTGACAAAAACCTTTAGCAAGCCCTTGACGGAACCATTCTCTACAAAAAACTGTTAGATCATTCCCTTTTAAATCAACATCTTCCATTAAGTCTTCAACGCTCTGTGGCACGTCGGAGTTTAGCTCAATGGGATCGGAAAAAGGACGACCCACAAGAGAATCCAATGTGATCTCAAGCATATTCAAGAGAGTACATTTACCTAGTCTTTCCAGGTAGTTACTTCGGCTCTCTGCTTCGTGAATGGGAAGATATTGTTGACCGGAGTCCCTCATTGCCTCAGTACCCGACAATAAGGTTTCAATCATATCCCATTTACCTATCATAGAATCCCAAGCAAATGAAGTTGTTGCTGGATCTTCGGGATCTTTACCCCCGAACCTATTACTTGTTGAACTTGTTGGCACCCGAATTCTCCCATAGTTATATCAGCATCTTACTCTTTTTTCTTTTTAGGGTCAAGGGCCTTACGGGCATCCTCAATCCTCTGTTTCAACGATCCAAGGGTTCTGTGGTTAAGACTGCACATTCTCATCAATAGGGCCATTTATGACCTTACCCTGTGTCGGTGCTTCTTTTCCTTGAGCGTCTTCGTGGCTTATCTTCTTGACTTCTCTGCCGCTCTTTTTTATCAAATCCAAAATATCCGGTGGTATATGCTGTACCATTTTAATCTTCCTTTTCTTTAAGCGGGTCATCTAAACCATTAAGCAGGTATCTTATTCTAAGGTACTCTCTTTTAAACTTTTCGGCCCCAATAGTACTTCTGAAAGCCATGACAATTATTGTGGATGCGTCTGGGTGCATGTTTTGTCCAACACCTGTTTGGATTCCACATAGCACAGCATCTTCTAATGATTGTTCTAGTTCAGTCATTTTACCCTAGCATCATGAAAGCTGAGATCAGAATCACCTTCTTCGAACAGCCAACTAAAATCCTCACGCAGACCTTTCATCATCACATAACGATCAAATTTACTTTTACCAGGGTTATTGTAGTTATTCTGCGCTATATGTGATAGAAATAGGGCCACAGTAGCGTGAGCCTTCTTCTGGTTAAGGGTTTTCTGTTTGTGGTCTAGCGTCTTCTGCGTCTTACTCCATTTCTTAATATCCATTACTTTGTTCCCTTTTCAAAACATCCGTGATTACCCATGTGCTTAGGAGCATGTCTTATACCTTCGGTCTCCATATGAGGACACCCCCAAGTTCTAGGCTTCAACACCTTCATGATGTTAAAATTTACTGGTTCCTTAAACGTAAGATGTTTCTTCCACCATGTCACGTTTTGTTCCTTTTTTAAGCTTTTTAAATCAGCTTCCATTTTCTTTTGTAGATCTTTATCTGCCATCTTAAAACTCCCGTCTCCAAAGTTTACCACTGTCCCATGCCAGTCGGTATCGTGTCATGTCCGCCGAGTGATCTTCGTAGCCTTTGGGAATATCATCGGGGTCG